TGTTTACGTTGTTCAGCTAGTTCTTGAGACTTACGAGTATAGTCAGATTGTCTTTGATAGCCTGCTTTAAGTTCGTCAATGTCTACTTCAAACTCTTCACCATTAACTTTTACTTTATAAGTTTCTGGTTCGACTTCTTCTTCAACTTCAACTTCTTCATCAGTCTCTTCAGTTTCTTCTACTTCTTCAGTGGCTTCTTCCTCAACGGAGTCCTCTTCAGTTTCGACTTCATCTTCCTGTATCTCCTCAACTACTTCCTCGTCAACAGTAGCTTCGGTTTCCTCGCCAGTGGTTTGTTCATCTGAATTCCACATATTAAGGATATTATTGGCTGCTTCTTCAGCAGACCCTGGTTGTGCCCTATTAAAGGCTTCGTTAACTTCTTGGTTATTCTCTACAGAATCCATAGTTATTCTCCCTGTTTTAAATTTTAATTATTATAAAACTCTTGCCCCTTCGCAGCAAGCTTTCCTGTTTCTAAGATAGATTTAATATGTTGGTCTACCAAGTCAAGAGACTTAATAGTAATATATATTCTATCTCTTTCTACTTCTTCACTAATCTTAGTGTTAAGTAATAATTCGATTAAATGTTCTTTTGTTACGTCAAATGCCTCTTTATATAACGGGTCATTAACTAGACGTTCAGCGTTCTCGCCACGTCTTACTTCCTCCTCCTTTGTCATACTTCTCCTTAATTAGGTCCTATTGCTACAGGTCTTTCCTGTTCCCTCTCTAGTATTAATTCTTGTTGTTTAAGTGCAAGGTCAGCTTTCTTAATCTCTAACTCCTGTGCTTTAATCTGCATCTCTACTTCAGCTTCAGCAGCCTTCAGTTCTAACTCTTGCTGTTGTAGTTGTGCATCTAGTTCCATCTCTCTTTGTTTGAGTTGTGCGTTTGTTTGTGCTTGTTGCATCTTCATCTTCAACTCTTCAGCCTTCAACTGTGCTTCCACCTGTTTCATCTGTTGGTCTGCATTAGGTTGTTGTGGAACTTCTTGGTCACCTGGGTCTGTAATAAAGTCATTAACATTACGCATACCCATAGCTTTAATTTGTTCTGCAATTAGATTATATACATTCTTAGGTTTAATCATCATACCTGCAGCAGGATGCTGTGCAACCATTTGAATAGTCTGTGATAGTCTACCTAAGTGCATTAGGTTCATATCTTTGTTTCCAAATCCTAAACCTACTTGTGCAGTACAGTCCATCTTTTCCTTCCATTCAGATGGATATAATGTAACCCACTCATTATTTAATCTAATTAATTTTTCTGGAGATTCATATTTTTGTACTAGTCCGTATACGTTGTTAGACAAATCTTTCATTCCAGTTTCAGCAAATACCCTAGCAATCAACTCAATTTTTTGCTGGGCTGCTGTCATTACTTGTGCAACACCTGTAGCTGATTGATGTGATTTCAGAGTACCTTCACCCATCCCCATACTATTCTTATTGACACCTGTTCTTTCTTCTCTAATACTATCTAAGTATCCTAACATATTGAAAGAATTAGCATCTAATTGTGGAGTTGCTAGTGGAGATACTGCACCTGGTGTACGTACTCTGACGATACCACCTGGTCTAGAAGTCATCAAGTCATCTAGGTTTGCTTGACCTTCAACTACCTCATAACGCCCATTGTTTGTTAGATACATATTGTCTAACAAGTTACGCATCAATGTGGTTTTAATAAGTTGTAAGTCGGCGATTAGGTCATAGACGCTAAGTCCGTAGAACTTATGAGGCATTGGTATAGGAGTAAGGGAGGAGAAGGGAACACTATCCACTACCTCATTGTCTAAAATCTCATCCCCGACCTTCGTTACCTTTCTTAACTCATCTATACCATCGTTATCATAATCAACACGTACATAACACTCATCTACCCATATACCTTCATCAAGGTCTCCTGTTGGGTAAGACGAATCAGAATCATAATCAAACCTAGCTAATCTTTCCTGCTTCCATTCTGCTTCTGCTGCAGAATATGCACGTTCTAGTTTAGTCTTAGAGTAACCTGCTTCAATCAACTCACTCTTAGTCTTCTTGACTCTATGTGCTACAAACCTTGCTGACTCAATATCTTTAGCATATTGGTTAATAAGGAATTCTTCTGGTGGCACGTTCTCAATAATAACTTTGCCATCATTTCTTGTTCTTTCTATTACTACATCGTGCAAGATAGGTTCAACATTTTGTTGAATCATACCCATCTCATCTTCTACTTCAGTCATTCCGCCTGATGCAGTATGTTCTTTAATTTCTATTTCATCATCTAACAGTAATGCAGTAAATTCTTCTTCTGTTAGATTCTTATATTCTTCTCTAGTAACTTTTACACTATCATCCCAATAGTGTTTTACAATACCATTCTTTTGTAGTAGTGCATCTTTAAACCAATTATATAATAAAGAGAATCCTTTGTTCTGTCTCATTATTACATAGTTGACATAATCAGTAGCGTGCTTTGCCATTTTAACATCTTCTGGTCCTTGAGGTTCAAACTCTACTACTTTATCACCACTAGTAAATATCTTCATTAAGCTAGGCATAATCCATTCGATTACATCTGCTACATCTCTTGTGACAATTTGTGAACGACCTTCTACTTCATTACCATACTTCTTACCATAATATCTATCTAAGGCATCGGTTCTTTGGTCTGTGAGTTTAGATTCAGAAAAACCTAGAGAGGAATCTATTTCCTGTTCTAGGTGCTGAATTAACTCTGATTTGGTCATTCTTGCCATAAGCTATTTAGTTTCCTTTTTCTCTTTAGTCTCTGATTTAGATACGGCTACTAATATAGCTTTAATATCTTTAATCTCTTCTCTAAGTTCTTTAATTTGGTTTGCTAACCACGTTGGATTAATTGCCATATATCCTCCTATACTACCCAACTATAATCTTGTTCGGGTAAGTCTCTACTCCACATTCCATCGTTCCCTGTATATACTGGTTCAGTAACGACCCCATATCTAAAAGCATCACTTGCGTGTGATGTCCAATCGTGGACAGGTTTCTCCGACCATATCCTCTTCTTATCATCATACTGACTACGATATTGTAGCAGTGCTTCTAGTCCTGTTTTGGTTTTTATTTCATCAAACCAACATTTGTTTAAGAAAGTTCTAGTAGCGTTAATACCATCCATCACCTTTAACTTAGGTGCTATCTGAAAATCTATACCAAGACTAAATGCTATATCTTGTCTAGACTTACCAGTAGAAAATTCTCTAACTACTATATCGTGTGGTGCAACGTGTGCCCCATAACGATAACCTTTCTGATTAAGTACATCAATATAGTGCGGTAACCCTTCCCCACTATTTTCATAGTAATCTATTATGTGTACGGCTTTGCCTATTCTCTGAGCAAACCATATAGAAGTAGAATCTGATACACCTAAGTCCCACCAAGTCTCTACTTGTTTAGACGGGTCATAAGGTACTTTACCTATTCTTTCTTCTTCATACGCTAATTCTATTTCTTTAGCGTAGTATGCACCTCTTAAAGCAGCAGACCAAGAACATTCATACTCTTGTTCGTATTCTGATTCTGCCATATCTTGACGTGCCATCTCTAGTTCTTCATCATCTAGTATGCCCGTCTCAGATGCTTTAAATAAAAATCTAGCCCAACCTTTCTTCTCAGCTGCACTATGATAAATATCATAAAATTCGTTCTTACCTTTAGGAGTCCCAATAAATATTGCCCACCCCTTTCTATCTGATAATGCAGGACGTATAACCTCTGTATACATCTTAGGATTCATCTGTGCATATTCATCTAGAATAACACCATCCAAATAAATACCTCTAAGAGTATCAGGATTATCAGCACCATATAGCTGTATCCTTGCACCCATAAAGTCTGCCCTAAGTTCAGCTTCATTAAACTTAATATCAGGGAATACCTTACATAATCTTTTTAATTCATCCCAGGCTACTGTCTTAGCTTGTTTGAATAATGGGGCAAGGTATGCAAATCTAGGTGCACGCCTACCTTCTTGTATTGCTTGAACCGCTGACTTAATCATATGGTTAATAGCAAATACAGTTTTACCAAAACGTCTATGACAAACAACTACATTAAATCTTTCTAAATTAGTATGCAGGTGTGCCTGTAATTCTCTAGGAGTATAGGGTATTACTATACTCTTTCTTTTCTCCTCCGCCATATCTTAGTGTACGCTTTCTTCTTCGTCCCTTTGGTTAGCATCTGCAAAGTCAGTTTCATCAGAAGCCCAACTAATATCAAATGACTTATCTTCGTGGACAATATGTTGTTTAGGTGTCCACCCTGCTTGTGTCTTAAGCCAGAATGTAGTCATAGATGGAGACTGTCCACTAACTGCCATCTCATACGCTACACCTGCAACTCTAGCTGTCCTAGTTTCTCTAGCAGTTTCGAGGGTCGCCTTATAGTATTTGACTAATGTACCTATAGATACACCCATTATCTTGGCAATAGTATGTTGGTCA